ATGCGGCGCTCAATTTAAGAAACTTGGCCCTAAAGCCTAGGGTGACAGCCTGTGGAGAGGGTAAGGTGACAGCCAGTCGTCGGGCAGTGGCCCTCGGCGAAGCAGGAACCCAGCCGCCGATGCTTGGCATAAGTCTGAGAGGGAACCCGAAAGGGTTCGCCCCACGCGTGCGTGGAGGTCTTGTGAATCGTAAACAGCAGGTTTTCGTAGTTGAATATCTCAAATGCTGGAACGCATCCGAGGCGGCTAGACGCGCTGGCTACAAGAATGCCAATGTCCAGGGAGCGCGGTTGTTAGCAATTGATAGTATCGCGGCTGAAATCCGTGCACGCATCGAAGAGAAGTCCATGTCGGCCGACGAGGTTATCACTCGTTTGGCGACGCAAGCGCGAAGCGATATCGGCGAGTTTCTGACTGTCGATGGCGAGGACTGGGCGCTCAACCTGCAGGCGATCAAGGAGCGCGGCTATCTCGTGAAGAAGATCAAGCAGGGTCCGCATGGCCCGGAGATTGAGTTGCACGATGCCCAGGCGGCGCTGGCTTTGCTCGGCAAGACTCTTGGCCTGTTCGTCGATCGCCAGGAGCTCAGCGGCGGCGTGCAACTCACCGTCGTTTACAGCAATCCGCCGGAGGTCGATCCCAATGACCTCGTCTGACTACACTGTGCGTCTTCCCACTCCACACAAGAAACAATTGCAGTTCATGAGATGTGACAAAAAAAGGGTCATTATTAGGGCGGGCCGTAGGAGTGGCAAAACCGTCGGGGTGTCGATCTATGCGGTTGAGAAGTTCTTGGCCGGCTGGAGGGTGTTGTACGCGACGCCGACCAGCGATCAGATTGGGCGGTTTTGGGCAGAGATAACGCGTGCATTGGCTGAGCCAATCCGTGCCGGTGTATTTCGCAAGAATGAGACGGAGCATATCATCGAGCGATTGGGCACTGAGCAGCGCATCCGGGCCAAGACAGCCTACAACTCCGATACACTGCGTGGCGATTATGCGGACCTGCTGATTCTAGACGAATGGCAATTGATGGACGAAGACGCTTGGGAGACAGTCGGCGCGCCGATGATGCTCGATAGAAACGGCGAGGCGGTATTCATCTACACGCCGCCGTCGCTGCACAGCCGCAGCGTCAATAAGGCACGTGATCCGCAGCACGCCGCGAAGATGTTCAAACGTGCACGGGCGGACGAATCTGGGCGCTGGGCCACGTTCCACTTTACCAGTCACGATAATCCGTACCTGAACAAGCAAGCGCTGGACGAAGTCACCAAGGACATGACCGCGCTGGCTTATCGCATGGAGATCGAGGCGGAAGATGTTGACGAGGCGCCCGGCGCGTTATGGACGCGGGCGGTTATCGAGGCTGGTCGCGTGTTGAAAGCGCCCGCGCTGGCGCGTGTCGTCGTGGCTGTTGATCCGTCGGCGACTTCCAGCGGCGATGAAGCGGGGATCATCACCGCCGGCCGCGCCGCTGACGACTATTATACCCTGGCCGACGATTCATTGCAGGGGAGCCCACTGGAATGGGCGCGGGCGGCGGTTACTGCTTACCATCGGATGTCTGCTGACCGCATCGTCGCTGAATCTAACAACGGCGGGGAGATGGTGTCGACGGTCATCAAGCAAGTCGATTCGACGGTACCGGTGAAGCTGGTTCATGCCAGTCGTGGCAAACAAACGCGCGCCGAACCTATCTCGGCCATTGCCGAACAGGGTCGCGATCACCACGTCGGTTCGTTTCCGGCGCTCGAAGATGAATTGTGTTTGTGGGCGCCAGGGGATGCGAGCCCCAATCGTCTCGATGCGAAAGTGTGGGCGTATACGGAGTTATTGAAGCGCTCGCGTGGCGAAGCGGGTTCATTCCAGGGATGAGGGAGACGACATGACCGATCTCGAACGGGCTTATACGGCGCTGAGTTCAAAGACGTTTACGTATGGGACATTGTGGCAGTACTACCGTGGTGAGCAACCGCTCATGTACACGACACAGCGCCTGCGCGAGCTTTTCAAGGATCTGCGGGTGTACTGTGCTGAGAACTGGTGTCGCGTCGTTATCAACGCGGTCAAGGAGCGCATCGAGTTGCGCCGCTTGGAGATGCCGACAGCGCAATTACAAGATGACTTTGACGCGCTGTGGACAGCTAACGAGTTGAGCCTCGAAGCGGACGACGTTCATACTGCGGCGCTGGTGTGTGGGGAGTCGTTCATCGTCGCTTGGCCCGATACTGATGGTGCACCGCAGGCATACTACAATGACCCGCGGTTGTGCCACGTGTTCTATGAAGCCGAGAACCCGCGGCGTAAACGCTTCGCCGCGAAGTGGTGGGACGACGACGATGGTAAGAAGCGGCTCACGCTGTACTACCCGGACCGCCTCGAATACTACGTCTCGAGTGGCAATGCTGATGCGGTACAGAGCGCGAAAGCATTTGTGCCCCTGCCGGATACACCGACTGCGCTGAATCCCTACGGCGAGATCCCCGTATTTCACTTCCGTACCCCGCGCGAAATTGAATCTGATCTGCAGGATACTATGCCGTTGCAGAACGCGGTTAACAAATTGCTGGCTGACATGATGGTCGCCGCGGAATACGGCGCGTTTCCGATGCGTTGGGCGATCACCAACGCCTCGATTGCCGGCAAGATCAAAAACGCACCTAACGAAATCGCGCAGTTTCCGCCCGCTGAGGAAGGTACGCAAAATACCGAAATCGGTCAGTTTCCCGCTGCTGAACTCAAAAATTACCTCGAAGCGATTCAGCACCTCGTTTCTGTCGTTTCCGCAATCACCGACACGCCGCAACACTATTTCATGGGCACTGGCACCGATGCGCCCAGCGGCGAAGCGTTGATCGTGATGGAATCGCCGTTGACCAAAAAGGTGCAGGATCGCATCGACCGTTTCATCCCAACGTGGCGTGCCGTCGGAGCGTTTCTGTTCAAGTTGCAGAATGTCGCGGTCAATCCGCGCGCGATTATTCCCGACTTCGACCGCGTCACGACGATTCAGCCGCGCACCGAGCGCGACGTTGCGCTGATCGACAAACAACTTGGAGTCAGCCGCCAGACGTTGTTGACTGATCTGGGTTACGACGCGGATCTCGAAGCGAAACAGCGCGAAGCAGAGCAAGGGGAGCTGGCCGAGACGATGTTGACGACATTCGACCGCGACCAGAACGTGCAGAATGCCTGACCCAGGTCTGATCTACCGTGCCGCCGCGCAGCATCGTGCCGCGCTGCTGCGTCTCGAACGTGACGCGGCCTCCGCGATGGTGCGTGAGTATGGGCGCACCTGGATCAACGTACAGCAGCGGCTCGCAGGGTTCCTCGCGCAACTCGCGGCACTGCAGCGCGCCGGCACGCCCCCGCCCCCGAGCTGGCTGTACGAACGCGACCGCATGACTGTGTTGCTGCGCGACATGGAAATGCAACTCGCGCAATTCGCGCGCTATGCTGAGCCGGCGGTTACACAGCAACAGGCGCAGGCTGTGCGCTTGGCCGAGGAACACGTGCAACGTTCCGTGGCATTGGCTTTTGAGCAGACGGGTCTCGTCGGGTGTTTTGCCAAGCTGAACGTGGGCGCTTATGAGAACATCGTCGGTTTCACCGAATCTGGGCCGCTGCGCAAGCTGCTCGATACGCTCGGGCCGCAGATCAGCCAGGGCTTCCGCGACAACCTGATCGACGGTATCGCCTTGGGCCGCAACCCGCGCGAGATTACCCGGTTGCTGCGTAAGCAATACAGCGTTGGATTGCATCGTGCACTCAGGATCAACCGCACCGAAATGTTGCGTGCCTACCGCGAGACGACCCACCTCGATTACCTCGAAAACGACGACATCCTGTCGGGGTGGATATGGGTCGCGGCGCATTCAGCGCGGACTTGCGCGATGTGTCTAGCGATGGATGGTTCGCTTCACCGCCTGAGTGAGCGCCTCGACGATCACCCGAACGGCCGGTGCGTCGCCGCGCCGACGGTACGTGGGGCCAAGCGCCCGGAGTACGAACGCGGTGTAGATTGGTTCGCCAAGCAGGATGAGGAAACGCAGCGTCGCGTGCTGGGCGGACCGGCCTTCGCGGCGTTTAAGGCAGGCAAGGTCGATCTGCGTGATTTCGTTGGGCGGCGTCGATCGGTGGAGTGGGGCACGACGCGTTATGCCAAATCGTTAAAGGCGATTGTCGGAACATCGGACGCGCGAAAGTGGCGCGAGGAGTTTGCGAATGGGGTGTTGAAATGACCATTGAACCGTCACTGCGTTTCTACGACGAATTGCGCCGCGCATTGTTGCAGGTCGTCGATGTACTGGAGCGTATGCGCGGGATCGAGCCGCGCACGGCAGAATTGCGCCAGGCGGTGAAGCGGGGCAAGGCGACTGGCAATGAGGAAGACAAGAGGAGTGAACCAGTAACCTTGACACGTTTCTAAACCTGTGTTATACTAGACCTAACTGAATAGATTCACGGCGTCGTATCTGACCCCGCTAGACTGTGAACCGGACGTTCACGGACTAGCGGGGTCTTCTGTTAGACAACTCGGGCGGGATGCCCAGGAGGAATCGGCGAGATGCCAGGCGACGAACAGGCGGGAACTACCGAAAACGCAGCGACAACGCAGACTGCACCACCGGACTTCGAGACATGGTTGCAGGCACAGGACGAGACAGTCAAGGGCCTGCTTGACGGTCACACCAAGGGACTCAAGTCTGCCCTGGATGCTGAGCGTGACGCTCGCAAGGGCTTCGAGAAGCAGGTCCGGGAATTGGCGAAGGCAGCCGACGCGGGAAGCGCGGCGCAGAAACAGTTGACTGAGATGGCCGACGCGATGACCGCACGCGATGTACAGATGCAGTTCTACGACGAAGCGCATAGCCAGGGCGTGAGCAATCTGAAGCTTGCCTATTTGGCGGCCACGGACGCCGGACTGATTGACCAGCGCGGACGCGTCAATTGGGAGCAAATGAAGAAATCCTATCCTGAGTTGTTCGAGGTGGCGGGAAGATCACCACGGGGCGACGCAGGAACGGGAACAGGGTCCGCGCCAGGTGGAAATATCGACATGAACACGATCATTCGCCGCGCGGCTGGACGTTAGAATTTCACGGCGGCACAGAGCCGCCAGGAGGTAAATATGGCTTACAATTCTCTAATCAGCCGTACCGACATGGCAGGCAACATCCCAATCGAGTACAGCAAGGAACTGCTCAATCTGGTGGCGACCGAAGGATCGCACGTGATGCGCCTCGGACGCAGGCTCCAGAACATGGCACGGTACGCCAAGACCATGCCCGTTCTTTCGGCGCTTCCAGTGGCGTACTTCGTCACCGGTGACACCGGTCTCAAGCAGACCAGCGAGGTCACATGGGAAGACAAAACCATTTACGCTGAGGAATTGGCGGTGATCGTACCGATCCCGGAAAGCGTACTGGACGACGCTGACATCGACGTGTGGAACGAGGTTCGCCCATTGTTGGTAGAAGCGTTTGGCATCGCCATTGACAACGCCGTGCTATACGGCACGAACAAGCCCAGCACATGGCCTGATTCAATCATCACCGACGTCGGGACAGCTAGCCATGACGTGAGTATCGCCGCCTGTACTGACCTGTACGAGGCGATCCTCGGCGACGACAAGTTGTTCTCCCTGGTCGAGCAGGACGGATACATGGTGACGGGTTCAATCGCCCATCTCAGCATGAAAGGCAAGCTGAGGGATGTGCGAACCACCGAAGGTATGCCGATCTTCAACACCGATCCGGCGATGGCTGGGCGCTACATGCTGGACGGGGCGCCGTGCTATTTTCCGACCAATGGCATCGGCTCATCCACCTACCTGATGATTTCCGGCATGTGGAACCAACTGGTTTACGCCATGCGCCAGGACATCACGTTCAAGGTGCTCGACCAGGCGGTGATTCAGGACGGCAGCGGGAGCATTGTGTACAACCTGGCACAGCAAGACATGGTTGCACTGCGGGCAGTGATGCGCCTGGGCTTCCAACTCCCGAACCCAATCAACCGGGTGAACGAGACGGCGGCGACCAGATATCCATTTGCATACCTGACGGCATAGGAGGTTAAGATGAGTTTATTTCCGAAGAATCTCAATGAATATGTCGCCGGCATGGGCATTCCCAGGGGGCCCGACTCGAAAGCATTTCTCGTTGACACCGAGAACGGCGACGACAGCAATGCGGGTACGACCTGGGAGGCGCCGCTCGCTTCGTTGGAGGCGGCTGAGGATCTGTGCACTACCGACATGCACGATGTAGTGCTGTTCCTGGCGCGGGCCACGGCGGACAATCCGACGGCGGCAATCGCGTGGGACAAGGACTATACACACCTTATCGGGGTGGGATGCGATCTTCCCGGCCAAGGGCAGCGCTGCCGCGTGGTCATGCAGGCCGCGACGGCAGTAACACCGGTGATCACCTTCTCCGGAAACGGCTGCATCGTCAAAAACATGCAGTTCAACCAGGAGAAGGCTTCCGGCGCGGCTTCCGGTGTGGTCATCGTCACCGGGCAGCGCAATCTGTTTCAGAACGTCTTCTTCATGTGCCCGACATCGGTTACCGCGGCTTCCTACTCGCTCAAAGTCGGCGGCGGAGAGAACTGCTTCCGGGATTGCACCATCGGACAGCATACGCTCGTGCGAACTGGCGCAACACGGGGCCTGTGGTTGTACGTCGGTGACGATGACTGCCAACGCAACAAGTTCATTCACTGCGAGTTCCTGAGTTGGGCATCGGCGACTACACACGCGCCGGTCTATGTCGATGTGGATATCGACGTCGAGGCTTACACCGCGCAATTTGAGAATTGCCTGTGGAGTAACATCGTTTCCGGGGCGGGCACGTTGGCGGTCGGTATCGATGACAACTGTGCAACCGCAGATCATCAAATCCTGTTGCGCGGTCGAAACGAAATGGCTGGCATCACCGCAGCGGCTGACCCGTTGACCTACCTGCGCCATGCTGAAGTCTCCGGCACCGCGTCCGGTATCTTGATGGCAGCGGTGAGCGAATCATAACGCAGGCTTAAACCCTGTATGGAGGTGTTCTAATGACAGTAGCTAGAAATTACGAGGGCCAGGGCGGCGGAATGGTCATCGACATTACCGGCGTGGCATCAACGGCTGCAGCTGGGATCGGCGAGATTGCCAACCCCGAAGGCGTCGATGTGACGATTACCGAGGCTTTTCTGGAAATCATCACGCCCAGCACTGGCGCGGCCAACCTGTCGTGTGGTGTTGGCGCTTCCGGCGCGTCGGCATCTGATCTGTGGAGCGCCGGCGCGGTGAACGGCTTGACGGAAGGCGCGTTGTATCTCTGTTTCGCGCGTCAAAACACCGCCGAGACGATTCTTTCAGACCCGGTTGATTGGGATTCTGACAAGTATCTCACGTTCACGGGCTCGGCGACCACGGTCGGTCTGTCGGCGAGGCTGCACGTTCGCTATATCCGACAGGCTGCATAGAGGAGTTTCCCATGACGGCGACAGCGGCGATGATTGCACAGGTCAGACGGATGGTGAACGAGTCAGGGGTGGATACGTATGACGACGACGCAATCCAGACGTATATCGAGAAGTACCCGCTGCTGGATGAGCGGGGACAGGAACCGTACACCTATGACACGTCTACCTCCCCGCCAACCGCAGATGACAACGACGATTGGATCGCGACCTACGATCTGCACCTCGCCGCTGCCGACATCTGGGAAGAGAAGGCAGCAGCTGTAGCTTCGCGGTTCGATTTCGAGGCGGACGGCGGGAAGTTCAACCGTTCGCAGCAGTACGAGATGTACATGAAACAGGCGCGGCGACATCGGGCGCGCTGTGCCATCACGACGATCACCATGGTTCCTTGGGCGCGGTCGATCGATGACCCACCGGACGATGCAGATCTGTCGAATTGAAGGGCAGGCAATAACGGTATGGACGCGAAACAATTTTACTTGAGCAAGACCTTCTGGTTCAATGTCTTGGCGCTGGAAGTGAGGTAGAGATGAGCTATCCAGAGAATCGGACAATCCATACTGCAACTATCGCCGCCGGTGCATCCTTATCCGGGGCTGTTGATTTGACGGGCTATGTGCTCGTTGCCCTCGCCATGCCGGCTTCATGGACCACGGCGGTGTTGTCATTCCAAGGCTCGCCCGATGGGGAGACGTACCAGGAGTTGAAGGACACATACGACGGGTTGTTGAGCTACAATCCGCTGGTGGCGTGCAATCGTGCGGTCGATCCATTGAATTTTCTGGGTTGGCGCTACATCAAAGTGCGCTCCGGCACGGCGGCGAGCGCGGTGAATCAGGCCGCTGAGCGCGTTATTACGCTGATTGTGAGGCCGCTGTGAGCACG